AAAATCGGTTACTGGTGATCCTTCTGAAGTACCAGTTTGTCTCCAGTTACGATATGTTAACTGGATAGTAATTTCTATAAGTGAGTTTTCAGCTGTATCTGCTAATTGAATCTGACCCATATTGGTTGGATATGCATCCAGAAGCTCACATTCGTAAATAACATCTCCACCGGTCAAAAAATTAAAATCAATTTCGCCTTGGGCAAGATTGATTGGTCCAAGACTTGGTAATCTTCCTTGAATCTCTGATGGTAGACTTGGAAGACCGAGATCTATATTAGCAATTGGAAACCCAACGCCTTTCTTTAATTGCGCAATCTGTACTGGAAATGCATAATCTTTAAAATAACCAACTTCTTTTGTATCTCGATTAATTATAGTAGCTTGCCAGTTTTCGAAATACCGACGTACGCCATAATCATTTAAAAGTAAAAATGTAAGTGTAACATCGTCAAATGCATGATCTTGCGCAACTTTTATAAGTGTATTACCAATCTTTCGATCAGTAGTAACCATTTGTCTACCTGGGATATTTACTCCCCGACAAAGAAGATTAAGTTGATCTGCATTACTTCCAAACCTTGCCCCAGGTAATGTTACTTTATAATAGTTAGGTGAGGCAACACCACGTTTAGATGAAATCTGCGATTTAAGTCTATCGATCATCTTTGTCTCGCAATTCTTGCTGACTCTCTGTATACATTCGATCGAGTCGATTTTGCAAAATCAGCTGTTGGTAAAAATGTTGCGATTTCCCACTCAGGTGCTTCTACTCTTGCAAAGCGTGATCTTACATGATCAGTAAGATAATGTTTGAAACACGGCTTGAAGTATTTGTATTTTCCAGCACGTTGTAGTAAATCGTATGACATGCGAAATTTAGTTGTTTCGTCATATCTTCGGTTGTTAGTAATATCCATAAGAGAATCTAAAAACTTAGCTCGAAGTATTGGTGACAGATAGTGTAGATTTAAACCATAAAATCCTTTTTCAGCAGGACCAACAATAATAGCCAAAGGGAATCTATCATAATAAGGAAGGGTATCTTTATTCTTTGGATCATAAAAAAACATATTCATTGAACCAACAAGTTGACGATTTCTTAACTGTAACGATTCGTCTCTCATTAATGTATTACGATTTATATTCCGCATATTTGCCACTTTCTTACGGAACCACTCACGTGATTCAGCAGTTCGTGGTGTAATACCGGCACGGAAAGCTTCAAGCTCTAGTTTTTGAAATAAATTACTCATAGTACATCTATTTATGTCGATTTGCTACGTCTTTTATAGGGTTTTAGTGGTTTAGTTGATCGGGGTTTAATACCCATTTTCTCTAATGTATCTTCAGTCCATATAGCAAATCTCCAACCTCTATCCTTAGCAAACTGTTCTGCTGCCTTCCATTTATTCTGATTTCTAACATAGGTTATACCCTCTGTTATATAACGCCTAGTCTTACGTCCAGGATATTCCGGCGGCTTTGTTTCTTTCTTCGGTTTGATTTCAATAAGCCAGGTCTCTTTGTTTTTAAAAGTAATTTTTAGGTCAACGTAGTATCGATGGTATCTTTTATCAACATCGTAGAAATAAGGTATAACGGTTTCTTCACTTGACCATTTAAGTATGTCACTTGATTCGTCACACCATTTAAAACAGTATTTTTCCCATAGGGATCGGTAAATAACATTGGTTGGATTACCTTGGTATTTGCTTGGATTCTTGATTTTATATTTTCCAGAATAGGCCATAGTTTCTATATAAATAATGTTAAGATTTTTATATTTATAGGTATTTAAAATGGCCAGATATCGACAGAGTAACGGCACCATAGTTAACTTCAAACCGTCGCCGGACGCTGTTCCAATCGATGAAGGGGTTTCTAGTCGGAAAGCAGTAAATACTTCTGGTTCCTCTTCTTTTTCTAAATTTATATCGGATGCAATATCTACCCTGGGAGGTAGTGCTCGAAGCGGAGCAGACCAACCAGCATCTCTTAAATATCCTCTAGAATCTTATGGATATGCTGCTGAAGTAATTTTTAAACCTCTCAAGCCTGAATCTATTATCGATGACCTTTCTCAAATTATAACCTCGGCTAGTTCAAAGGTAACAAATTCCGGTGATGCAACAAGTCAGGGATTCCAAGATCCCTACGCGGATCCTATAATAAAAGAGTCATTGAGAAAGAAAAATCAATCCGGAAATTATTCTATTGATCGGAACGGAAATCCAATTGCTACTTCTTCTGGTGACCCGCGGAGAGTAAATATTGATCCCCAAACTTTTAAAAGAAAAACTTCTGAAGATCTAAAACAATTTGAGGGTAAACAGAGTTCTAATGTTAATATTTCACCAAGAGGTGATAGACAATTACGATTACAGCAGATTGGTAAAGAAGTTCGATTATATCTTCCTCAAGCTATTCAAATTACCGATGGTGTACAAGTAGGACCGATTGATCTTGGTACTGCTGGTGCAGCAGTCGAAGCTGGTATAGCAGGAGGAACTAGTGATGCTTTATCATTAGCTGGTCAAGCACTAGCAGGTGCAGATATTACATCACTAGTTGATGTATTTAAAAATCCTAATCTACAAAGTACAGCTGGAGCATTTGCAGTACAAAGAGCAGCACGAGCCGTTGGGGCACAAGGCGCTGCGGGTGCAATTGCAAGAGGAACTCGTGTAGCAGTAAATCCTAATACTAGAAGTTTATTCCGTGCCGTTAATCTAAGAGAATTTTCATTTACATTTAAAATGATTGCAACCTCAGCAAGAGAAGCAGAAGAGATAAAAAAGATTATAGCCTTCTTTAGAAAAGAACTTTATCCTGAAGAAATTGAAGTTGGTATTGGTGGGGTTACAGGTAGTTTGGCATATAGAATGCCGAACCTATTCAGTATAGAATTTAGATATAATAGTAACCAACAGATTGCTACAAAGATTAAACCGTCATATTTAAGAAACTTTACTGCAAGTTACAATCCTTCTGGTATGGGTATGCACGAAGATGGTAATTTCCTAGAAACAGATATTACTATGTCTTTCGTAGAAGATACGACACTCAGCAGACAAGATATCAATAACGGATATTAAAATGTCAAATTATTTTAAATTTTTTCCAAAAGTATTTTATAAGTTCGGTGATGAAAACGATCAGAACATCGCTCAGAATCTTACTGCATATATTGATCTTATCGATCAAATAAAAGATGAAATTTCTTTTTATGAATCTTTTACTATACTTGACGGAGATAGGCCAGATATTGTATCTCAGAGTTTATATGGAACTCAAGATTATCATTGGACGCTTTTCTTATTAAATGATAATTTACGAGAGCAAGGGTGGCCATTGACAGAACAAGAAATTGCAGCAAAGGCTGAACGAGTATATCCACACCGTGTTCTAATTACCGAAGAGGAAATAGCTGAATACTTTATTCCTGGTAGAGTTATTACAGGTACAAATAGTAGTGTAAGCGGAACTATTTTAAAAAGAAACCTTGATTTAGGCCAGATATTTGTTGAATCTGATACAGCATTCGATCAAACTGAACCGGTAGAAGTTTTAATAGAAGCTGGTGAGCCAAGAACGGTAGTATTAAAAAGTGAAATAGTTGAATATAATGCAGTACATCATTATGAAAATTCTTCGGGTGTATGGGTTGATATTGATCCTTATGCCCAGGTAACAACAGGATTAATTCCAGTTACATATAAGGAAAGATTACAACAACAAAACGAAGATTTAAAAATTATTAAGATTATTAAGCCGTCAGCAATCGAAGGCATAGTAGCTGAATGGAAAAAGTTGTTGAGGGACTAATATGGCCATTGATCAGTCCCAGTATAGGATAAAAGAATTTATTATTTCCTCAGATAGATTTCCAGGCCAAGATTTGGAAATTAATCCTGTACTTATCTCCGAATTAAATATATTCGAAAATATAGAATTTCCATACTTAACAGGAAACTTCCTTTTAAAAGACGATAATGGTATTCGTAGCTCTTTTGGGATATACGGAAACGAGGAAGTAAGTATTACTATTGAAGGACCTGTTGGTTCTGATATAGAATCAATTACTAAAACATTTATGATTACCAAGGTAGAGGAATCTTCTAAAGTAAATGATAGAGAATCTATGGATCTCTATACAATTATTGAAAAGCATGCCTATTTAAATTATATACAAAAGGTAAGTAAAAAATTCGAGGGTAAAGGCGAAAAGATTATTGAAAGAATTTTATATAATTATTTTAATATGGATTATGAAATAAAATCTTCTTTACCTTCTTTGCAACCAGCATTTCGTTATATTATTCCTTATCTTACCCCACTTGATGCAATTGAAATGATAAGAGATCGTATTACTTCCCCGCAGGGAACACCATACTTTTTTTATTCAACATTAAGAAGTGATAAACTAATATTAAATGATTTTGAAACAATTTTTTCTACTAAACCCTGGAATACGTTTAAAAAGGGATTTGAATATATCTATTCTTCAACAAATACAAATACCTCCAAGGGATCTCGTCCTCAAGATTTCTTTTATATTAAAAACTGGAAACCTCTTAGTTTGGAAAGTGTATTAAATGTTGCTATGGATGGTGCATACGGTTCTAAGTTTCAGGTTCTTGATTTAACAAGTGCAGGTGCATATGAGTTTTTATATAATTCAGTAAACACATTAGAAAATCTTTATTATACAGGTAAGATCCCTGGTACTATACAAAGAAACTTTAAAGATCAGGCTCTTACCGTTGATGATAGCCTAGTAATAGGTAAAACTGAAAACGATGAAAAAAGTGTTGGTGATTATACTTCTCGTTTTTATTCTACAATAGCTGCATCTCGTATTTTCGATACGATTAATGGTTATCATGATCATTCTGAAGATGCAGGCAAATATCAAAAAAAGATGGAAAGTAAATCTCTTAGAAATATTATGCTTAGGAGCGTGGTAAATATCGATG